GCCCTCGATGCGATAGCTCACAGTCTTCATGGGTCGAATCTCCTTGTTCAGTGCGTCAGCGCACTAGGTAAGCCACCGTTGCCGTTGGCCTGCCTGCTGTACTGACAGCCCTTGCCATGCCATGCCATGCCGAGCCGGGCCAGGCCCTGCCGGGCCGCGCCCTGCCGAGCCGTGCCATGCCGCGCCTCTTCGGTGCAACCGCACCGGGAAGAGCGGCACGCCGCCCAACCCGCTGCATTCGCAGCCCTTGCCTTGCCTTGCCGGGCCTCGCCATGCCTGGCCGCGCCATGCCTCGCCTCTTCGGTGCAACCGCACCGGGAAGAGCGGCACGCCGCCCAACCCGCTGCATTCGCAGCCCTTGCCTTGCCGCGCCTCTCCAAGCCGCGCCTCTCCAAGCCGTGCCTCGCCGAGCCATGCCTTGCCTCGCCACGCTGGTGCAACCGCACCGGGAAGAGCGGCACGCCGCCCAACCCGCTGCATTCGCAGCCCTTGCCTTGCCGTGCCTCGCCGGGCCTTGCCGTGCCGTGCCTGGCCACGCCTTGCCACGCTGGTGCAACCGCACCGTGCTGCGCCGCAAGCGACGCAGCCCGCTGGAGTCGCGCAACGGCTCAACGCCGAGCCTCCTCGACTGACTCCACCCGCCCATCGCGCCACACCAGCCGCGAGCCCATGCGGCTGGGCAGCTGCATCGCATCCATCGCCCCAGGCCGCAGCACCGGGGCCTTGCGGTCCCCGTTGCCCATGGTCACGCGGCGGCTCTGGGTCAGCAGCTCGCGCTGGCCGGGCGCCAGGGCCTGCAGGTCGAAGGTGCTCATCACTCGTCTCCCAGCACGTGGCGGCGGATGCCGGCGATGCCGTTCTCCAAGCGGCGGCCCGGCAGGGCGGCAGCGGGCTGCGCGTCCACGATGCCCAGGAAGCGGCTGTCGCGGCGCTCGGTGGCGCGCACGAAGTCCACCTCCACCTTCGCCGTGTTCACGATGACCTGGCTGAGTTCGCTCACGGTCTTGGCCTGCTCGACGCTGACGCTGCCGTCACGCACGCCCTGGATGGTGGCGAACAGGTGTTCGCGGAGGTCTTCGATCGTCTTGCTCATGGTGCTTCGGCCTCGCGGCCCTCCTTCTTCTTGCGGCTGTTGATCGCCCGGTGTAACGACCCGCGCATGCGGGCCAGCTCTGCAAAGACAGGCGGCAGGTTGTGCACCGTGTTGCGGCGCATCAGCTCCTGGCGGGTGATGAGTTCGACCGCGTCGAGCGTCACGTCTTCGGGCCTGGTGCTGCGGCGGCCGGGCTTGAAGACGACGATGTGGTCGGCCGGCACGGGGCCGTGCGCCTGCTCCCACACGTGGCGAGCCATGGGCCGCCAGCGCCCCGAGTTCGGCCCGGGCTCGTCGTTGACCTTCACCTGCAGCTCAGGCCCCCCGTTCTTCTGGTCGACGACGCGGTAGCTGCCCACCGGCACCCAGGTTGGTGGCTTGTTGCCGGGCTTGAAGCGCGTTTCGGCACTGCGGCCGCCGGCCACGTAGTTCCTCCCCTTGTTCCACGGCGCGTTACCCGACTTGAACTGGTGGAGCTGGCCGCCGTGCCCAGGCGCGGCCGACTTCTCGCGGGCGATCTCGGCGATCAGCTCGCGGCTCTTGTAGAGGCCCATGGCATTGGCCTTGGCCAGCACGCGACGCGGGTCGCGGTTGAACATGCTGGCCAGTACCTCGATGCGAGTTGTGGCGTAGTGCAGGCTGAGGGCCTGCTCCTCCGCCGGCGTCCAGTAGCGGCGCTTCGCCTTCATGCGGCCTCCGGCGTGCCCAGCACGCCCACGCACACGCGGGCCTTCGGGCTGGCGTTCCCGGCCAGGGCAGCGGCCACGCGGCGCTGCACGGTCTTGATGGCGTCGCTCACCTCGCCCTGGCTGGCAAAGCGCAGCTGGATCCCGTGGATCAGCACGGCTTCCTCCAGCGCCTGCAGCTCGGTAGCGCGGAGCGTCCAGCTCTGGCGGGCAGCGTGGCGCGCGTGCACTTCCGCCAGCGCGGCCTGCGCGGCGTCAATCGCGGCGGTGCGGTCGCTGGCGATGCCCAGCGAGCAAAGCTGCTCGGCCACGTTCATGGCGTCGGCCAAGCTGCTCCAGGCCGTCCAGCCGCCGGTGCCGGTGCGCAGTCCCTGAAGGGCGCTGCGCACGGGCGTGATGAGGTCGCGGCGCTGCGAGTCTTCCAGCGCGGCGGCGCGGCTCATGGCCAGCGTGATCGGGTTGCCGTCGACGACCCGGGGCCGGTACGCGCGGCGCGGCTTGGCGGTGCGACCCATGCTCAGGCCCCCCGCCCACCGGCCAGCACCGCGGCAGCCAGCTCGCTCCACTTGTCCAGGAACGCCTGCCGCCAGTGCTCCCAGCCCAGGCAGGCGCGGCTGCCCAGGCGCACGCAGTCGGTCGGCTCGATGCCGGTCAGGGCCAGCCAGAGAGCTTCGCTGCGCGGCAGCACGTCGCGGCGCTCGGTGGCCAGCGCGACCATGTCGGCGTGGTGCACCTCGTGGCGCCACCCAGCGCTCACGGCCAGCACGCCCAGGGCGCCGCGCACGGCGTGCTGGATCCGTGCCTCGCACGCCTCCCAGGCCGGGCCGATGACGCGTTTCATGGGCGTGGCCAGGTCGGAGCAGTAGGCCTCGTGGGCGTCGTGCGTCAGGCCGGCCAGGAGTGCGCCGGGCTGGGTGATGCCCATGTCGCGCTCCATGATCTCGACGACCAGGAGGCTGTGCTCGGCGACGCTGTACGGGCGCAGCGTGTGGCCGTGGAAGCGGTTCTGAATGGCCAAGCTGTGGGCGATGTCCTCGATGCAGACCTCGTCCGCGCGGAGCCACTGCAGGTCGAAGGTGTTCCCGCTGGCGGTCAGCATCCAGGTCATGCGAACGCCCTCCGGTTCAGCAGCAGCTGCTCGGCCTGCAGGCGCTGCAGCTCGCGCTGGCGGGCCTGCTCGAGCCACGCGGCCTCGCTCTCCGCGGCCTTCAGCGTGGGGCAGTCGGCGTCGATGGCCAGGCTTTCGCGGGTGCCCGGCAGCGGGTGGCACACGTACCAGCGCCCCCCGGCGCCCGGGTGGATGGAGTAGTAGGGGCGGCTCACGGCTGGCCTCCAAAGACGACCACCGCCGTGGCCGCAACGATCACGATGCACACCAGTAGGTAGCGCAGCAGCGCGTTGCGGGCCTGCCGGCGAAAGTCGGGCGCTTCATCAGCGCCGATGTCGTTGGCAGCCTCCGCGGCCTGAATGAAGCATCCAGTACGCAAGCGGCCTTGCTGGTCGGCCCCGGCCGGGATGTACGCCGAAGAGCGGCGCGGGATACGCGGGGCGGTCATGCCACGCTCCCGGCAAGCGCGTGAACGAGGAGCACGCCGCCGGCAATGCCGATGACGACGGCTAGGGCGATGCCTCCCAGGCGCTCCATGGTCGGCACCACCGTCTCGGGGGCGCTGACGTAGCCGGCCGTCCAAATGCCGTCCCGCAGCTGGCGCGGGGTGTGCAGGTGGCTGGGCTTCATGCGGCCACCCTCAGCAACTCACGCGGCTCGCGCCGCAGGGCGGTGATACCGGCCCCAAAAGTCTTCAGCAGCTCGCGCCGGCCGCCTTCGCGCGCCACGCGCTCGATGATCGTGGCGACGGTGCCCCGGTTCCACGTCACCACGCGCGGGCCGGTCTTGCCAGATGCGGCAAAGCGCACCGCCTCAGCGTAAAAGCCTGGGCTGGCGCGCTGCGGGTTGCGGCCGTGCGCGCAGTCGACCGTGAGCATCGGCGCTGCGGTGACAGCCGCGAGGCGGCAAACGCGGCCCTTCGTGTAGCGGTTCAGCTTGACGCTGGCCAGCACCAGGCCCAGATCGCTGGCGCGGATCGTCTTGTCTTCCATCTGCACCCCTCGCGCATCCGGCAGCCCGGCGGGCTGGCTTCGGTGCGATGGGGTCAAACGATAGCGATACCTAACTGCTAAGTCAATAGGCAACGCTAACGCTAGATGGGGGAGTGGTCAGAGAGACGCCCGAAGTGAATCGGAATGACGACTGCGCCGGCAGTTGGGCCTGCATCGGCCTTTGGGGATTTCGGGGTATTCGGCCGGCGCCTGCCGCGTGGCCGTGGCAGGCTGTACACGTGGGCGGTGCTGCGTTTCAGCCCGCCGCAGTTTCCGGCGGCGGAAGTTGCCGGCGTTCCTTGTGGTCTCGGCGATTGGTCACGCCGTCCCATTCCTGGGCGCCGATCAGGCGGCGAAGGCCCTGCAGCACCGCTTCCTTCTCGAACCGCCCCTCGGAAAGGCCGTCGAGTTGCACGCGCAGGCTGGCCCACTCGTTGGGCGGCAGGACCTCGACCAGCTGCACCAGAGTCTGCAGGAACGTTTCACGGCGCGATGCCTCGCGGTACTCCGGTGGTGCCGGCTCCTGTGCGATCTGCACCACCTCGGCCATCGGCAGGCCAAGACGCATCGGTCCCTCGCCCGCCGCCAGCCAGAGCGGCCTGACTCCAAGGTACTCGGCGGCGCGCAGAAGGTTCAAGCCCTCGATGCTTTTGGTCTTCCCGCTGAACCAGTTGGAAACCGACGCATTGCTCACTTTGCAGGCGCGCGTCAGCCCGGCCTGCGAGCCCCTGGGGTACATGGTGCTCAGAGCAAGGTGAAGGCGATCAGCTAGAGAGGACATTAGGGAAGCCTAGCGCGAAGTCTGTTAGCTTCTGCTTGCATTTAGACGTTAGCTATAGCTATGATGTCGGCATGAGCGACCTCATCCGACAGATCGGTGGACCGTCTGCAGTCGCGCGGATGCTCGGCATCAAGCCGCCCTCCGTGATCGGCTGGCGCGGCCGGGTTCCGCCGGATCGGTGCCCGAGCCTGGAGCGCGCCAGTCTCGGCGCCGTCACCTGCGAGCAGCTGCGCCCCGACGTTCGTTGGCATCGAGTCCCTGACCCTTCCTGGCCGCACCCCGGCGGCCGGCCCCTCATCGACGTGGCCGCGCCCGCGGCCGAGGAGACTCCGCATGCTGCGTGACTCCTCAGGCTGTGACGGGGATCTCGAAGAACGTGTCGGTACCGCACCTGTCGCACCGGAACACGGCCTCCTTCAGCCCGACGCGGCCGAACGTGGGGTGTGGCCGGGTGCCGGTGCGGCGCAGCCCGCCGGCGCCGCACTGCGCGCACACCCGGGCGCTGACATCCCCACCCCGAAGGGCCTGGAGCTCTTCTTCGGCCGCTTGTATGTGGCGTTCGTGCTGCTCGATGCGGCGCTGAAGCTGCGCGTTCTGCGCCTGCAGATCACGGCAACGAGCCTCAAGTGCCGCTTGCTGGGCCTTCAAGAGCCCAAGGTGCTCGCGAAGCACCGTCGCACTGCCGTGCTCGTTGATGAGCTTCTCGATCAGTTCCAGTGGGTTCATGGGTTGCCCCTGCAGAAGGTTCACAAACGGGCCGCCCGCGCGGCCGAGGAGAGTGCACGTGGCTGACGCCCGCATCACGATTGCCCTGGACCGCGAAGACCGCGAGCGCATTGACGCGCTGACCCGCGAGCTGGTGAAGCTCAGCGCGCTGCTGGCGGGTAACGAACCGCCATGCCCGCATGTCGTCGATGTGCTGGAAGGTGTCCAGCCCAACGGCAATACGAAGTGGGGCAAGCGCTGCTTGCTGCTGGCCGGGCAGGCGCGAGGTGAGGGCTGCGGGCGCTGTGGCTCCGTAGGCGCCTCCACGACCGTCGAGCACCGTTTCAACGACTGGCGGGCCAGCCGCCGCGCCGTCGTCAGCGACGAGCCGCGTTGAACAAGTCGATCAGCATGGTTTCGAGGGTTCGCAGGCCCTTGGCTTCGGCGTTGCGCGCCAGCCGCGCCAGGTTGTCGGCAAAGCGTGCCTTCTGCTCGGCCGGCATGGTGTCGGCCAGGGCCATGACGACGGCCGCCAGGGCGTCGTGCTGTGCGTTGATGGCCTCGGCCGGTGGGATCGGTTCCATGGGCGCCCTCCTGGCGTCGTTGGTTGGGGTGAGAGCCGCCAGCGTACACCGGGCAGGGCGCCCGCCCTTTGCCGGCCTGCGGCGCCGCCATCACGGCCGCGCCTCGGCAGCCATGGTGCGCAGCGCATCCAGCGTGCTGGCCAGCTGCTCGACCAAGCAGACGCAGGCCTGCGGGTCGCGCCGGATGGGCGCCAGCAGCCGCGCCAGCCGGTGCAGCTCGGAAGCATCAAACCCGGCCCCCCGGGCCGCGTGGCCGGCGATGTGCTGGCCGAGTAGGTGATCAGGAGTCATGGCAGCAATGTCGCAGTCCCTCAGCGAGAAGGCACGCAACCTCGAAGCGCACCTGATGCGCTTGATTGCTCAGCGATCGCAGACCCGCGTGGCCGACGACCTGGGCGTCGACGACAGCACCGTCAACCGCTGGATCACCAGCGACAGTGGCCTGCGGCGGGCGTGCGAGGTGCTGGCCGCGCTGCGCCTGCGGCTCAAGCATGACGACGAGCCCGATTTCAGCGACAGCTACGTCGGCGCCTTGGAGACGCTGGCCCGGGTGCAGCTCGATGAGCGTCGCAAGGTGGCGCGGCCTGGCGTAGGGGAGTCTGCATGACGACAGCCATGCACCTGCTGCGCCCGATGGAGCGGGCAGTTGCCCGGCGGCGCAAGGCCCAGGCGGCGCCGGCGCCGAGCAGCTACCCGCGCGGCTACTTCACTGCGCCTGTGCTGGCCTGGTGGCCGGATTGGCAGTCGCGCATCCAGGTCAACAGCAACGGCCGCCTCGCCGCTGCGCAGCTGGCCGACGCCTGGAGCCGCGCCGAGACCGGCACCGGCTGGGGCACCGGCACGACGCTGATGCCGGGCACGCCGAAGAACGACCGCCCGGGGTGGATGCGCTGATGTCTGCAGGCGACCGCTGGCAGCTGCCCGACGGCCGCAAGGCCCTGGAGCTCGACGGCTCGAAGGGTGGCCTGCTGCGCGTGGCGCCGATCCGCGACGGCTGGCCGTTCCCGTGCCCGCCGGAGGTCGCAGTGCGGCGGCTCTGCCAGCGCCTGCCGTCGCGCTACCTGCATGGCCAGGTGCCGGCCGAGCCCGTCGAGGAGGCGCGCTGGTGACGCCGCAAGACGTGGTGGGCCAGATGATTGCCGCGGGCCTCGAGGCGCCGCCGCAGCCGCTCGACCTGACCGGCAAGGTGCGCCGCTTCGGGCCGAAGAAGACGCAGTGGTACAGCCTGCGCGAGATCCGCACCGACGGCGGCAGCTACGTGGTGGTGGGCAGCTTCGGCGACTGGCGCGGGGCCAAGCACCGCGTCGACGTCGACTGGAAAGGCATCAGCCAGGCCGAGCGCGAGGCGCTGGAAGCCAACCGCCAGGCCGCCGCCGCGGCCGAGCAGCGCGCCCGGGCCGAGGCCGCCGCGCTGGCTGCGTGCACCGCCGCCGATCTGTGGGCACGCGCCGCGCGCACTGGCGAGAGCGCCTACCTGCAGCGCAAGGGCGTCGAGCCCGAGGCCTGCCGTTACCTGCCTGACGGCGCCATCGTGATCCCGCTGCTGCGCTACGACGCGCGGCGAGAGGACGCCCTACGGGGTGCGCAGGTGATCCAGGCCGACGGCACGAAGCGCTTCACCAGGGGCTTCGCCAAGGTGGGCGCGGCGCTGCGCCTGGGGCATGTGTCTGTGGGCGAGCCCATCCTGATCTGCGAGGGCTACGCGACCGGGCTGACGCTGCGGATGGCGGTAGACCGCCGGCTGCCGGTGTTCGTGGCCCTGGACGCCGGCAACCTGCTGCCGGTGGCCGAGCTGCTGCGCGGCATGTACCCCGACAGCCGGCTGCTGATCTGCGCCGACGACGACTTCCGCACCAAGGGCAACCCCGGGCGTGAGAAGGCGCACAAGGCGGCCCGCACGGTGCCCGACACGGCCTACACCTGGCCCTACTTCCGCCCAGGCAGCCGTGGGCCGAAGGACACCGACTTCAACGACCTGCACGCGCGTGAAGGCCTGCGCGTCGTGCGCCGGCAGCTCATGCACGTGCTGCCCCTCATCGGTTCGGATTTGTTGAATGCCGCAGCCTGAGAACGTCATCCCGATGCCAGAGACTCCCCCACCCTCGAATGGCGGCGCTGCCGCGCCCAAAGGGGGGAGGGGCCAGCAGCGCAAGCGAAAGACCGGGATCAACCTGGGCAACTACTCGCGGCTCATGGAGGGCTTTGCGCTGATCTACGGCACGAAGACCGCCTGGGACGAGGAGACGCACCGGATCGTCACCATCGAGTCGCTGCGCCTGGCGATGACGTCGGACAGCGTGAAGGCCTGGCTCAACACGCCGACGCGGCGCATGGTGCTGCCCGAGCAGCTGCTGTTCGAGCCCGGGCAGGTGCTGCCCGAGGGCTGCATCCAGCTGTTCGCCGGCCTGGAGCTGGAGGCGTTGCAATGCGGCATCGAGGACGTGCGGCCGATGCTGGACCTGCTCAAGCACCTGTGCTCGCAGAGCGCGCCGACGCCCGAGGGTGTACGCGACGTGATGCACTGGATCCTGTGCTGGCAGGCGCTGCCGCTGCAGAACATCGGGGCCAAGATGCAGACGGCGGTGGTGATGCACGGCCCGCAGGGCACGGGCAAGAACCTCTACTGGGACGTGTGGCGCGACATCTACGGCCGCTACGGCGTGACGGTCGGCCAAGTCGAGCTCGAAGACAAGTTCAACGGGTGGCTCTCGCAAAAGCTGGCGATCATCGGTGACGAGGTGGTCAGCCGGCAGGAGATGTTCCACAACAAGAACCGGCTCAAGCTGATCGTCACCCAGGAAACCAAGTTCCCCATCCGCGAGATCCAGCAGCCGACACGCTGGGAGAGCAACCACGCCAACGTGGTGTTCCTGAGCAACGAGAGCCAGCCCCTGGCGCTCGAGGAGCGCGACCGGCGCTACATGGTCATCTACACGCCGCTGGCCGACGAAACAGGCCTGTACGCCCGCGTGCGCGACTTCCTCGCCAACGACGGCGCCCGCAAGTGGCTGCACTTCCTGCAGCAGTACCCGACGAAGGGCTTCGACCGCCACACCAAGCCGCTGATGACGGCGGCCAAGACGGCGCTGGTGCAGGCCGGCTGGCGGCCCGAGGAGCGCTTCGCTCACGAGTGGATGGATGGCCTCCTGCCCCTCCCGATCAGGGTCTGCTCCGCGGAGCAGCTGTACCGCGCGTTCCGGCGCTGGTGCGACGTGAACGGCGAGCGCTTCCCGCCGGCCCAGGGCAAGTTCACCGAGAGCGTGCGGCGCTGGCTGGCCGAGAACTCTGGCGCTGACAGCGACGGCCCGCGGCTCATCTACAAGGTGGTCGCCCTCGACCGCGAAGACGGCGCCGGCCGCAAGGCGGTGCGCTGCTGGCTGCCGGCCAAGCTGCGGCCGCCCGAGGGCGTCAGCGAGGGCGCCTGGGCCGCCGACAGCGTGGCCACCTACGAGCAGGCGCTGCGCCAGTACACGCGTGCCACCAGCGGGAGCTTCGACGATGCAGCGCAGTGACCGCCGCGCGTTACGCGCCCGCCCTCCTGTTACGCGGCCCATTACGCGCAGAACCCGCGCCGTTACGTGCGTTACGCGTGTTACGGGGCTCCGCGCGCATACACGTGTGCGCCCGCGTGTGCATGTGAAGCCCCAACGCGTAAACCCCGTAACGCACGTAACGACGCGGGTTTCACGCGTAACGCTCGCGTAACGCCCGCGTAATCACTCACTCCATACCCATGACCATGAACGAGACGGGAAAGAAGACAGCGAGAGAAGCGATGCCGGCGACGGCTGCGCTGGTCGATGAGCTTCGCCAGGTGCTCGGGCGGGAGTTCGTCGACGGCGCCATTGCCGCCGGCCAGCGGGCGCGACGCGAGCACGCTCGGATGGTGCTCACCGTGGGCCAGGAAGCGGCCGACGCCTGGCTGCGCCGCCAGCAGTTCCCCGGCGGCGCCTTCTTCGCCGAGGAGAACGGGCACGAGGTCGGGGTGCGGTTGATCCATGGCGAGGTGGCCAAGTGCTGAAGATCCAAGCCAAGGGGGTGGACGAGCTCAAGGCAAGCCTGCGCGAGTTCAGCGAGCGCCGCCTCAACGCGGCCATCGCCACCGCGCTCACGCGCACGGCCGTGCAGGTGCGCACCGCCGCGCAGCGCGAACTGCAGCGCAGCATCGACCGGCCGACGCCCTACACCGTGCGGCAGCTGCGCTACGTCGCGGCCACGGCCGAGCGCCCGGTGGCGGTGGTCGGGTTCAACGTCGCAGCGATCCAGGACGAGCGCGGCAACGTCGTGCGCTACCAGGATCTCGGCCCGGGCGAGACGCCGGCCGGCAAGTACCTGGCCGTGCAGATCGAGGGCGGCACCCGACGCATGAAGCGCCTCGAGGAGGCGCTGGTCGCAGCCGGCGCCATGCCCGCGGGCTACCGCGTCGTGCCGGGCGCTGGCGCGCGGATCGACACCTACGGCAACGTGAGCCGCGGGCAGGTGATCCAGGTGCTCTCGCAGTTGCGCCTGCAGCTGGTGGCCGGCACGAACCGAAGCATGAGCGAGCGCACCGCCATCGCGGCGCAGCGTCGCGCAGGTGGCCGGTTCTTCGTGATCCCGCCCGGCAGCAAGGTGCAGGCCGGCATCTACCAGCGCGAGTTCGTCGGCCGCAACATCACGCCGGTGTTCATCTTCGTGCGCCGCGCCAGCTACCGGCCGCGGTTCGACTTCTACGGCGCGACCAACCGCGAAGGCGACCGCGTGCTGCCCGAGCAGATGCGCCGCGCCATCGCCGAGCAGGTGCGCCGGCTGGCCGACCGCGGGCGGGGTGCCTGATGCGGCCCGCGGCGCCCGGCCGGCCCGGTACCCCGGCCCCTACCCCCACCCCCCGGTCTGGGTCCACCCTGGCCGCCGCCGGCGCGGGTAATTCGGACCCCGCTGTTTCGCTAGTGGGTCAACCTGCCGCTTTGTACGGCTGAAGGTGCGACGATGCCAGTAGGTACGGTCGAACTCATCACGCAGACGGAGTACGCGCGCCGGCGCGGCTGCACCGAGGGCGCTGTGCGTCGGGCCGTGCGCGACGGGCGGATCTCGCTGATCGACGGGAAGATCGACCCGGTGGCTGCCGATGCGCAGTGGGCGCGCAACACTCGCGTCCGCGCTGGCAGCCGCTCGACCGACGACGCCAACCTGCAGGCCCCGGCCGGCCCGGCGCGCGGCCGCGCTGACGAGGAGGGCGACGACGGCTACTGGGCCAGCAAGGCCCGGCGCGAAAAAGCCGAGGCCGATCTGGCCGAGCTCAAGCTGGCCGAACAGCGCAGCGAGCTCGTGCGCGCGGCTGACGTCCGCGCCGCCCAGGCCCGCCGACTGGCGGCGCTGCGCGAGAGCCTCCTGCAACTGCCCGCCCGTTTGGCGCCGGTGCTGGCTGCCGAGGCCGACGCCGCCCGCTGCCACGACACCCTGCAGGCAGAGCTGCACGCCCTGCTTGAGCAGATGACCGAGGGCACTGCCTGATGGGCGCCCGCGACGACTCCACCGCGCTGCTCGACGCCGAGCAGCTGGTCGCTGAACTCTGGCGCCAGTACCTCGCGCCGCCTCCACGGCTGAACGTGACGCAGTGGGCCGAGCGTCACCGGATCCTCAGCGGCAAGGACAGCGCCGAGCCCGGCCCGTATCGCGCCGCGCGCACGCCCTACGCCCGCGAGCCGATGGACTGCCTCAGCCAGCACAGCCCCGTCGAGGAGGTCGTGCTCATGTGGGGGGCGCAGACCAGCAAGACCACCATTGGCAGCAACTGGCTCGGCTACCTGGCCGACACCAACCCCGGCCCGATCATGATCGTCCAGCCGACGATCGACATGGCCAAGCGCTACAGCCGGCAGCGCCTGTCGCCGATGATCGAGGAGAGCCCGCGCCTGCGTGAGCGCGTCAAGGAGAACCGCAGCCGCGACGAGGCCAACACCACGCTGCTGAAGGAGTTTCCGGGTGGCTTCATGGCCGTGGCCGGCGCCAACTCCGCGGCCGGCCTGCGCTCGATGCCGGTGCGCGACCTGTTCCTCGACGAGATCGACGGCTACCCGCTCGACGTCGACGGCGAGGGTGACCCCATCGCCCTGGCCGAAGCGCGGCAGACCACCTTCGCGCGGCGCAAGCGCCTGAAGACCAGCACCCCGACCACGCGCGGGTTCAGCCGGATCGAGACCGCCTATCAGGCCAGCGACCGCTGTCGCTTCCACGTGCCGTGCCCGCACTGCGGCGACGCCCAGGCGCTGGAGTGGGGCGCCGACCAGGCGCACGGCATCAAGTGGGACCGCGACCCCGTCACCGGCGCCGCGCTGCCCGACACCGTGCGCTACGTCTGCCGGGCCTGCGGCAGCGAGATCCGCGAGCACCACAAGCCGGCCATGCTGGCCGCCGGCGCCTGGGTGCCCGAGCGGCCGGGCGCGCAGGCCGGCCGCGTGCGCGGCTTCCACCTCAGCAGCCTGTACTCGCCGCTCGGCTGGCTCAGCTGGTCCGAGCTGGTGATCGAGTGGGAGCGTGCCCACACTGCCGCCCGCGCGGGCGACGTCACCCTGCTGCGCGCCTTCATCAACACCCGCCTGGCCGAGACCTTCGAGGAGCAGGGCGACAAGGCCGACGAGCACGCACTGCGCAAGCGCGCCGAAGACCTCCCGCTGCGCGTCGTCACGTGGGGGCACTACGTCATGACCATGGGCGCCGACGTCCAGGGCGACCGCCTCGAGGCCTACCTCTGGGCTTGGGGCCGCGGAATGGAGCGCCAGCTCGTGGACCGTGCCGTGTTCTACGGCGACCCGGCCATCCCCGAGGGCGAAGCCGGCAGCCCCTGGACGGCGCTCACCGAGTACCGCCGCACCCCGGTGCTGCACGCCAGCGGCAAGCCCGTGCCCGTCCTGGCCAGCTTCATCGACTCCGGCGGCCACCACACACAGGCCGTCTACGACTACGCGCGCCGCCACCAGCACGCCCACGTCTACGCCGTGAAGGGCAGCAGCATCGGCGGCAAGGCCATCCTCGGCAAGCCGACCGATCAGGACATCAGCTGGCGCGGCCAGCGGCTCAAGCACGGCGTCAAGCTCTGGCCGATCGGCACCGACACCGCGAAGGCCGAGATCTACGGCCGGCTGCGCCTGACCGAGCCCGGCCCCGGGTACGTCCACCTCAGCCGGCACCTGGCGCCCGAGGTCTTCGAGCAGCTCACCGCCGAGCGCCTGGTCACCAAGTTCCAGGCCGGCCGCCAGCGCCTGGAGTGGGTCAAGCCCGCGGGTCGCCGCAACGAAGCGCTCGACTGCGCCGTCTACGCCCTGGCCGCGGCCATCTTTGGCGGCATCGACCGCTGGAAGGAGGGCGACTGGGAGAAGTGGCAGGGCAGGGTGGAGTCGCGCGACCTGTTCGACGCCGCGCCGGCGCCGGCCGGCGAGCCGGCCGCGCAGCCCAGCCCTGCGGCTGACCCCGCGCCTGAGGCCTCAGTTCTGCCGCCACCGCCACCGGCCCCGCCTCCTGCGGCCAGCGCTTCGTCGGCCGCCGCCCCCGATCCCGCTCCCCCACCACCCCAGCCTCGCCCGTTCTCCCGCGCCTGGTGACCCCAGCCCACCGCTGCCATGCCGAACGACAACACCCGCCCCGCCCATCGCCCGTCCCGCCCGGTGCTGCGCCGCCAGCGCGAGCCCGACCTCGTGGATCGCATCTTCGACTTCCTGGCCGACGACCCCAGGCTCAGGGGCCTGCCGCCGGCCGAGCTTGAAACCCTGCAGGCCGCCGTGCGTGCCGAGTTCGCGGGCGAGGAGTGCTACATCACCAGCCAGCCCGCCACCGCGCGCCAGGAGCTTGCCGCCAGCGTGCTGCGCCTGTTCGATGGACGCAACGCCACCGAGGTGGCGCGCTGCCTGCAGATCAGCCGCGCCACCGTCTACCGCGTGCTTAAGCAGGCGCGCAGGCCTGCCGCTGGCCAGAGCCCCTTCCACGTGCCGGCCGCATCCCGTCTCACGTTTCCTGGAAATGAGACAGCCCAGCCCGTAGCTTCGGAGCCGCCATGCCCTTCACTGCCGCAGACCTGACCGCCATCGAGACCGCCCTTGCCTCGGGCGAACTCTCCGCGAAGGTGGGTGACCGCGAGGTCACCTACCGCAGCGTGTCCGACCTCGAGCGGGCGCGGCGCCTCATCAAGGCCGAGCTCGATGCCCAGGGCAACACCGCTGCGGTGCGCCGTGGCTCGTACAGCGTGCGCTTCACCACCGCCCGCGGGGACTGATCCATGGCCGACGCCACCGCGCCCAACCTGCTCGACCGCCTCGTCGGCTACCTCGCCCCGGCCACGGCCATTCGCCGCATGCGTGCGCGCGAGGCTCTCACGCGGGCCTACGAAGGTGCCAGCCAGCGTGACGGCTGGCGGCCCCGGCGCAGCGGCGCCAGCGCCAACACCGACCACCTGGCCGATGCTTCCAGCCTGCGTGCCCGCTCGCGTGCCCTCGTGCAGAACGTTCCCTATGTGCGCCGCGGCCTCGACAGCCTGGTCGCCAACATCATCGGCACCGGCATCACCCCGCGCAGCCTCGCGCAGAACGCCTCCGCCATTGACCGCCTGTGGAACGACTGGGCGCAGGTGGCCGACGCCGACGGCCGCCTCGACCTCTACGGCATCCAGGCCGCCGCCTACCGGGCCATGGAACAGGACGGCGAGGTGCTGATCCGCCTGCGCACGCGGCGCCGCGAAGACGGCCTGCCCGTGCCCCTGCAGCTGCAGCTGCTCGAGATCGACTGGCTCGACACCTCCAAGACCGGCGTCGCGCCGAACGGCAACACCATCGTCGGCGGCATCGAGTACGACGTGCTGGGCCGCCCGCTGGCCTACTGGCTGTGGGACCAGCACCCGGGCGACATCACCGTGCCGCGGCGCGGCCGTGCCGCGAGCTACGCCGTGCCGGCCAGCAGCATCATCCACCTCTACAACCCCGAGCGCCCGGGCCAGGGGCGAGGCTTCCCGCGCCTGGCGCCAGTCATCGCCCGCGTGCGCGACCTGCAGCTCTACGAAGACGCCGAGCTGCAGCGCAAGAACCTCGAGACCCGGCTGGCCGTTCTCGCCAGCGGCGACCCCTCCACCATGTCGCTGTCCGAGAGCCAGGAGCAGAGCGCCGTGCGTGCCAATGGCGAGCTCGGCACCCTGGCCAGCGGCAGCATCACTCAGGTGCCGACGGGCATGTCGCTCACCGTCGTCGAGCCCAAGGCCGCGCCGGGCTACGTCGACTACCTGCGTTTCAACCTCCACCTCATCGCCGCCGGCATGGGCGTCACCTACGAGATGCTCACCGGTGACGTCAAGGAGGTGAACTTCTCCAGCGCCCGCGTCGCGCTGCTGGAGTTCCGCCGCGGCGCCGAGCAGCTGCAGTGGCTCACCGTCATCCCGCGCCTGTGCGTGCCGATCTGGCGGGCCTTCATCGACGCTGCGGTGCTCGGTGGCGCGCTGCCGCGTGCCGACTACGCCGTCGACTGGTCCACGCCGAAGTGGGACTACGTCAACCCCGAGCAGGACGTCAAGGCCGACCTGGCCGAGATCTCCGGCGGCCTGAGCACCATCAGCGAGAAGCTGCGCCGCCGGGGCTACAAGCCCGACCTCGTGTTCCGCGAGCTGCGCAGCGACTTCGAGCGCCTGCGGGCCGATGGCACGCTCGACCTGCTGCTGCAGCTGCAGACCGGCCAGGCTGCCACGGCCGAGCCGGCGCCGCCCGCAACCTGAACGCGCAGTTCTACAAGTTGTCTCACGTTTCCTGGAATTGAGACACGCGGCGCCCGAGCATGGGCGCCATGACAACCCCGCAGACCTCTGCCGGCAATTCGCACCTGCTGCCCACGCAGCAGCGCGCCGCCAGCATCGCGCCGAGCAGCTTCAACGCTGCCGAGCGCACCGTCGACGTCATCTGGACCACCGGCGCCAAGGTGCGCCGAATGGACTGGTGGACCGGCCAGGCCTATGACGAGGAGCTCGTCGTCAGCGCCGAGGCCGTCGACCTCTCCCGCCTGGCCAGTGGCGCCGCCCCGGTGCTGGACTCCCACCGCGCCTACGGCCTCGACTCGCAGATCGGCGTCGTGCTGCGCGCCAGCGTCGAGGGCGGAGAGGGCCGCGCCACCCTGCGCCTGAGCGAGCGCGAGGAGCTTGCCGGCCTCGTGCGCGACATCGAGGCCGGGATCATCCGCAACATCAGCGTGGGCTACAACGTCCAGCGCTACGAAGTGGTGGCCGCGGCCAACCGCACCGACGGCGGCACCGTGCCGCTGTACCGGGCTGTCGCCTGGCAGCCCGCCGAACTCTCCTTCGTCCCCATTCCCGCGGATGCCGGCAGCGGCACCCGTGGCGACCCTGCGCATGGCGGCACGCCGTGCCTGTTCGTGTCGGCCCCTGCTGCCGACGCTACCCGGGCACCTGCCCAACCCACCACCTCGAGGACTTCGATGGACGACTCGCTCCAGCCCGGCAGCGCCGCCCCGGCCGCCGACACCAATCCCGCCCCGGCTGCGCAGCCTGCGGCGCAGCAGCGCGCCGACGCGCAGCCCGCGCAGACCGCCGCCGACATCACCGACCTGTGCGTGCGCCACGGCGTGCCGCAGCTGGCCGCCGGCCTGATCCGCTCCGGCCAGGGCCTCGACGGCGCCCGCGCCGCCGTGCTGGCCGAGCTGGCCGTGCGTGACGCCGCCTCGGGCGGCCACCGCAACGTCGGCGCCACGCGCGTCGAGACTGTCTCCGACGAGATGGCCACGCGCATGGCGGGCATCGAGCAGGCCATCCTGCACCGCATCGCCCCGCGCACCCAGCTCGACGACAACGGCCGCCAGTACCGCGGCATGTCGCTGCTGGAGATCGGCCGCGCCTTCCTCGAGGCCCACGGCCAGCAGACCCGCGGCGTGGACCGTGTCACCCTGGCCGGCCGCATCCTGCACTTCCGTGCCGGCGGCATGCACACCACCAGCGACTTCTCCTCGCTGTTCGCCAACGTCGCCAACAAGCGCCTTCGCGGCGCCTACGACGAGAACCCCGGCACCTACGCCATGTGGGCTCGCCGCGGCCCGAACGCGCCCGACTTCAAGAACGTCAGCGTGGTGCAGCTCTCTGGTGCCCCGGATCTGCTGCAGACCAACGAGCACGGCGAGTTCAAGTACGGCACGATGCGCGACGGCGCCGAGACCTACGCCGTCATCACCTACGGCCGCATCGTCAGCCTGACCCGTCAGGCCATCATCAACGACGACCTGCGCGCCTTCGACCGCCTGGTCACCGCCTTCGGCTTCGCGGCCCGCCGGCTGGAGAACCGCACGGTCTACAGCCAGCTCACCGCCAACGCCAACCTGGCCGACGGCGGCGCGCTGTTCAACAGCACCGCCATCACCACGGCCGGCGGCCACGCCAACCTCGGCACCGGTGCCGGCAGCGCGCTGCAGCTGTCGAGCCTGTCCACGGCGCGCGCTGCCATGCGCGTGCAGAAGGGCCTGGCCGGCGAGGAGCTCAACCTCGCGCCGAGCTTCCTCATCGTGCCGGCCGCGCTGGAGCAGACCGCCTACCAGCTCACCAGCAACCAGTACATGCCGGCCCAGCCGAGCAACATCAACGAGTTCCGCACCGGTGGCCGCACCGCGCTGGAGCCCGTGGTCGAGCCGCTGCTGGACGCCTCCAGCGCCTCGGCGTGGTACCTGGCCGCCGCCAGCTCGCAGGTCGACACCGTCGAGTACTGCTACCTCGACGGCGCCGAAGGCCCGGTCATCGAGAGCGACGTCGGCTTCGAGGTCGACGGCGTCTCCTACAAGTGCCGCCTGGACTTCGGCGCCAAGGCGATCGACTTCCGCGGCCTCTACAAGGCCAACGGCGCCTGATGACCCACCGGGCGCCCGCACGGGCGCCCGGCTGACGCACACCACGCACAGCAGCAAGGAACAGCACCATGCGCAACTTCATCCAGGACGGTGACGTGCTCACCGTCGCCGCCCCCTACGACGTCGCCTCGGGCGCCGGCATGCAGGTGGGCTCCCTGTTCGGCGTCGCCTCTGCGGCGGCGCTCAATGGCGCCACCGTCGAGATGGCTCTCGAAGGCGTCTACGAACTGACGGCCCTCGGTACCGACACCGGCAGCGTCGGCACGGTCGTGTACTGGGACAACACCAACAAGCGCATCACCACGACCGTCGGCTCCAACCTCAAGGTCGGCGCACTCTGGGTCGCCAAGACCAACGGCCAGACCACCGCCGTCGTGCGGCTGAACGCCACGGTCTAAGCCGCGCCCGCCACCATGCCCGCCGCCCCGTTCGCCGCCCTCGAAGCCCGCGTCAACGCGGCCGTCTTCGCGCGGCTGGCGAACGTGGTGGTGCAGCTCGGCGGCATCCAGCGCGCCGGCATCTTCGACAACGGCCACACGGTGGCCAGCGTCGCCGGGCTGGGCATGGCCTCGCGCGGCCCCGCGCTGCAGCTGCCCACCGCGCACGTGCCGCCCACGCCGGAGGGCCGACCGGTCGTCGTGCAGGGCAGGGCGTACACCATCGTCGAGCACCAGCCTGACGGCACCGGCATCAGCACGCTGCTGCTGGAGGTGGCCGCATGACCACCGTCGTCTCGCAGGTCGTCGGCGCCGTCGTGGCTGCCCTGCAGGCCGCGCCGGCCGTCTCGGCCAACGTCGCGCGGGTTCGCCTGCGGCCCTGGAGCGAGGCCACCACCTCGGCCGTGGCCGTGCGCCCCATCGACGCCACGCGCGAGGAAGCCTCGCTCTACGGCTTCGGCGGCCCCGAGGCCTGGCAGGTCCGCGTGGCCGTCGAGTGCTACGCGCGCAGCACCACCACCGCGCCCGACGCCGCCATCGACTCGCTCGTCCAGGCCGTCTACGGCCGCCTCATGGCCGACCCGACCCTCGGCGGCGTCATCACCGCCGGGCTCGAGCCCCAGGGCATCACCTTCGACTTCGACGCCGAGGCCGAGAAGTTCGCCGCCGCCACCTTTGTCCTTGCCGCCCGCATCCGCACGGCGGGCACCAACCTTTCCTGACAGGAGCCCGCCACCATGGCTTTCTACTTCGCCGAAGGCTCGAAGTTCTACCTCTCGCAGACCTTCGCCACCGCCAAGACCATCACCGGCATCAGCAACGCCAACCCCGGCGTGGCCACGGCCACCGCGCACGGCTACGCCGACAACGACGAGATCCTGCTCGCCTCGGGCTGGGAAGACGCCACCGACAGCGTCTACCTCGCCGACCAGCTCACCGCCGACACCTTCGGCATCAAGGGCCTGAACAGCTCCGACACCACCTGGTTCGCCGCCGGCGCCGGCGCCGGCTCGGCGCAGAAGATCAGCTCCTGGGTCGAGATCCCGCAGGTGCTGAACATCAGCGCCAGCGGCGGTGACGCGCGCTTCACCAACGTCGAGCTGCTGGCCCGCCGCAACAGCATCGCGGTGCCCACCGGCTTCAACCCGACGCAGCTCACGCTCAGCCTTGCGCACGACCCCAACCTCGCTGGGTACCAGACGATGCTCGACATCTCGCGCCGCCTCGCCAAGGTCGCGTTCAAGGTCGTGATGGCCGGCGGCGGCACGGGCTACGGCTACGGCCACCTGACGGTCTCCGAGATGCCTGCCATGCAGCGCAACCAGGTCAACACCGTGCAGTGCGGCATCGCCATGCTGGGCCGGTTCATCACCTACGCCTGACGGTTTCGGGGCGCGGCACGCGGCTTCTCCTCCCGCGCGCCGGATCCGATGGGTCCGAGTCCGGCACGCCGCGCCCCACCTCCTGATCGGACCCGTCAGCTATCGGACCCATCCTCATGTCGATCAAGATCAACGTCAGTGACAAGGTGCGCTGCAAGGTCAGCGGCACCATCGCCGACGCCAGCGGCCCGCAGCCGTTCGACTTCTCCTTCGTCGCCCGGCGCCTGTCGGCCGACGAGCTCGCCGACCAGCTCACCAACAGCGACCAGCTTGTGGAGGAGTTCCTCGCCGGCGTCATCGAGTCGTGGCAGGGCGTCAAGGCCGAGGCCGGCGAGATCCCCTACAGCCGCGAGGCGCTCGCCCAGCTGCTGCAGATCCCGGGCATCGGCCGCCTGATGCTGGGCGCCTACATCACCGACTGCGGCGCCCGCGCAAAAAACTAGCAGACGTCGCCCGTGCAGCAGCCGAGCATGCCCAGCGCCGCCAGCAGCCAGCCCACGCCTTCGAGCAGGCACTGGCTGCGCTCGGCCCTGGCGGCACGGGCGACGACGAGGTCTTCCTCTGGCGGTGCAACCTGCCGGCCTGGGAGACCTGGTGCGCGCTGCAGACTCAGTGGCGCACCAGCATGGCCGGCGCCACGGGTCTGGACTACGCCGCCGCGCTCGCGTGGCTGCGTGACGTGGAAGGCCTCGCGGGTGACGAGCTGCGCGAGCGCATGCACCTGCTGCGCGGCTGCGAGCACGCCGTCCTGGAGGTCTACGCGCGGCGCGACGACGACCAGCCGATGGGGTAGCGACTGATGCAGCAGAACATCGGCATTCGCATCAGCGCCGAAGGCGCCGCGCAGACCAGCGCCGAGATCGACCGCGCCGCGCAGAGCCTAGGCCGCCTGGGCGGCGCGGCGCAGTCGATCGACCGCACGCTCGGCACGCTGCGTGGCGCGTTCGCCGGCCTCGCCGCCGGCCTGTCGGTGCGTGAGTTCTTCCAGGCCGCCGACGGCATGGCCCAAGTCAACGCGCGGCTGCGCCTGGCCACCACCAGCGCGCAGGAATTCGCCGCGGCGCAGGCCGATGTCTACCGCATCGCCCAGGCCAACAACACCGCCCTGGCCGACACCGCCACGCTCTATTCGCGGCTGGCCGACCCGGTGCGCCGCCTGGGCGGCAGCGCCCGCGACACCGCCGCCATCACCGAGGCCGTCGCCACCTCGCTGCGCATCGTCGGCGCGTCGAGCGCCGAGTCCTCGTCGGCCATCCTGCAGTTCAGCCAGGCGCTGGCCGCCGGCGCGCTGCGCGGCGAGGAGTTCAACAGCGTCAACGAAGCCGCGCCGCGGCTCATGCAGGCGCTGGCCGACGGCCTCGGGCGCAACCGGGGCGAACTTCGCGCCATGGCCGAGGCCGGCCAGCTGACCGCCGATGTGGTGGGCAAGGCCCTGATCGGCCAGCTCGGCCGCCTGCAGGCCGAAGCCGCCACCCTGCCGCAGACAATCGGCGGCGCCTTCCAGCAGCTGCGCAACGACGCCACCCTCCTGGCTGCCAGCCTCGACCAGATCACCGGCTCCAGCGCCGGCATCGCCAGCATCGTGGGCGGTGTGGCCGGTGTGCTGGGCGAGTTCGGCCGCGCGGCGCAGCTCGTGGCCAAGGACACCAAGACCATGGCCGGCGAGTTCAGCGCGGCCGAGGGTGTCGTGCTGGCGCTGGGCACCAGCATGGAGGCCCTGGTCGTGCTGGGTGCCAACGTCGCCTTCACGTTCGACCGGATCGTGCAGCAGATCGTCGCCACCCAGCGCGTGCGCGAGCTGCTGATGCAGGGCAAGTTCGACGAGGGCATGGAGCTGCGGGAGCGCTTCAACCGCGAGAGCGAGACCGCCCGCGCCCGGCTCGACGCCTTCACCGAGCGCGTGATCGGCTCCACCGCCCGCATCATTGCCCAGCGCGACGCTCTGCGACAGGGAACGCTCAGCCTGAGCGAGTACAACGCCGAGATGTCCAAGCTGCTGCGGCAGCAGGGCGTGCAGGGGGCCAACCTGCAGGCGCCTCCGGCAACCGGAGGAGTCAGCAACAGGGCGACCCGCCGCACCGGCCCCACCGAAGCCGAAATCTTCGCCGAGCGCAGCCTCCGCGCCATCGCCGCCTACGAAAAGGCCGAGGCCGACCTCGAGGCCCAGCTGCGCCGCAGCGCCCAGGCCGAGCGCGAGCTGGCCGCGGCGCGTGACCTGCGCGACGTCGCCAAGTATGAAGAAGCCGAAGCCGCCATCGACCGCTCGCTCAAGAGCGCGGCCGACATGGTGCAGGCCATCGAAGACGAGACCCGCGCCCTGACGCAGACCAACACCGAGCGTGAGGTCGCCATCGCCCTGCGTGAGCTGGAGCGCACCGGCCTGGAGCGCGGCAGCTACGCCTACGAGCAGTACGCCGCCAAGATCCGTGCGGCCGTAGTCAACCGCGAGACCGTGCGCGAAAGCGTCGAGCAGACCCGCGAGATCGAGGCCCAGTGGCAGCGCACCACCGACAACATCGAGCGCGCGCTGACCGACGCACTGATGAACGGCGGCAAGAGCGCGTGGGAGTACATCAAGGGCCTGTTCCGCAGCGAGGTGCTGCGGCCCATCATCCAGGCCGTCGTGCGGCCGGTTGCTGGCACTGTCTCTGGCATCGTCTCGTCGTTCCTCGGCCTGCCCAGTTCGGCCGGAGCTTCGACCGGCAGCGGCGCTGGCTTCGGCGGCTACAACTGGGGCGGCGGCGGGACGATCGGCGTCGGTGGTCTGCCGGGCATGGGCGGCGCCGGCAACATGCCCGGGTCCAACTGGTTCACCGACTTCGGCGGTTCGGTCTCCAATGGCGTGAACCGGATCGGGCAGCAACTCGCATCGTCCCGCGAGTGGGCGGACTTCGGCACTTCGCTGATGGACGCCTCCGACACCATCGGCAAGGTCGCCGGCACGCTGGGCGAGGTCGCCAGCTACTACCAGGCCTTCAAGGCAGCCGAAGACGGAAAGTGGGGGCAGGCCATCGGCCAGGCCGTGGGCACCGCGATCGGCGGCCCGCTTGGCGGGATGATCGGCAACACCATCGGCTCCTGGCTCGACAAGGTGTTCTCCGGCGGCGCCGGCACCCCGCACCGCGGCTCCATCGTGCGCACCATGGCCGACGGCACCCAGTCGCTGGCCCGTGATGCCGACTGGGCCGGCATCTTGAACAACTACGACCAGGGCACCGACCAGGGCCTGCGCACGCTGGCCGGCATCGCCACGGGCGGCTTCAACCGCTTCGCCAGCGCCTTCGGTGCGCAGGGCACCGCGCAGTCGGTCATCAGCTTCGCCGCGGATGGCCGCGACGCCTCGATCGGCAACTTCCAGCTCAGCGCCGACGGCCGCTCGCTGGTGAACCTCGGCGGTGCCGACTTCGCGCGCTACGGCAGCGACGGCGCGCAGGCCTTCCAGGCATTCGGCCTCGACGTGCTCAAGCAGACCCGGGCCGCGCTCGACACGCTCGACCTCTCGCAGTGGGCGCGCGACGAGCTGAAGAAGTTCGACGAGAGCATCGCCACGCTGGGCGAAGGCAACCTCGAACGCGCCACCGACCTGTTCAACAACACCGTCGAAGGCATCGCCCGGCTGCAGGCCGGCATGGTCGAGCTGCAGCGCTTCATGGAGCCGCTCGGCGGCGTGTTCCTGCGCGTCTCCGACCTGTCGGGCGACGCCATGAAGGAGCTGGTCGACTTCGCGGGCGGCTTGGAAAACCTCGCCAACCAGACCCAGAGCTACGTCCAGAACTTCTTCCGCCGCGAGGAGATCGCCGGCCTGCAAGCGCGCGAAGTGCGCGACACCCTGCTCGGCGCCGGCCTGACCGAGGACCAGCTTCGCGGCCTCGACACCCGCGAGGAGTTCCGCGCCCTGGTCGAGAGCATCGACCCGACGACCGAGGCCGGCCGCAAGCAGCTCGCCGCGCTGCTGGGCGTGTCGGGCACGTTCGCCGGCCTGAGCGACTACTTCGGCACCGACGGCGGCGACCTGCTCAGCGCTGCCGGCCAGGCGCCTAACACCGGCCCGCTGACGCCACCTGGCGCCGCGCCGGGTGCGCAGTCCGCCGAAAGCCCTGCCGTGAGCGTGCTCACCAGCATCAACGCCGGCATCGACCAAGTGGTCACCACGCTGCGCGAGCTGCTCGAGCTGAACCGCAGCACGCCGCGCGTGGCCATCACGGCACCGGGCGGCACCGAAGTCAACGTGAACTGGAACCCGTGACGTGAAGTCCCTCACCGCCGCCATGAGCGCCGCGCTGGGCGCTCCCGTCACCCGGCCCGGCATCCTCGTCGAAGCCGGCTTCGACACCGTGCGCCGCTGGTCGTCGCGCAGCGCCGTGACGTGGAACGGCTACACCTGGGGCGCCCAGGCCATGCGGCTCGACGGCCTGCAGGTCAGCGCGCTGCAGGTGCGCGGCACGCTGGTGCTCGACAACCGCGACGGCAGCGCCGGCACGCTGGTACTGTCCGAGGGCGTGCAGGACCGCAGCATCCGAATCTGGGGCTTCGACGCCTCCGCGACCTCGTTGACCGATGTCGTGTGGCTGGCCGACGCCGTGGGCGCCGCCGCGCAGATCAGCGCGACCGAGGTCTCCATCAGCCTGCGTGACGCCGCCGAGGCCACGCTCACGCCGCGCACCTTCGTCAACGCCGCGAACGGCTTCACGCAACTGCTGCCGGCCGGCGCCGTGCTGCGCATCAACGGCATCGACTACCGCCTGGAGCGCCGATAGATGGCCGCCTACCCCTCGCTCCTCACCCTGCGCGAGAGCGCGATGGAAGTCGAAGGCGGCTTCGACCCGGCCCGCGCCACGAACGGCAGCCTGCGCGTGCGCCGTCTCTACGACCACGACAAGGCCAGCTTCGAGGTGCGGCACCTGCTCACCGCGGCCGAGAAGACCACGCTCGACACGTTCTACGCTGCCGAGCGGCTGGCCGATGTCACCTACACCTGGCCGGCCGACCGCAGCACCTACACCGTGCGCTTCGTCGCCGCGCCGCAGTACCGGCGCGTGGGCAACTTCTTCGAGGCCACCGTGCGCCTCGCCGAGGTGTGACGCATGAACGGCGTCTCGCTGCGCTACGGTGACCTGACGATACCGCCCGCCTCGGCCCTGAACGGCGCCGCGCGTGGTGATCGGCAGCTCGCCGCCGCCGGCCAGCGCTCGGTCGTGCCGCTCGTCTACGGCCGCGACCGCATCGGCGGCCTGCTGCTCAACGTCATCCGGCCCAGCACCGGCAGCACCAACATTCTCGTGCAGGTGCTCTGGTGCTTCGCCTGCGACGCCGTGCAGGACGTCTACCTGTCCGACCAGGCGCTACCCACGGGCGCCACCGTCACCACCTACCTCGGTACGCAGACCACCGCCGACGCCGCGCTGGTGGCCGCCTTCGCCGCCGCCGGCATCACCTACCCCGACACGCTGGCCGGCTACGCCTACAGCGTGATCGACCTGCCCATCCGCGCCTTCGAGGGCCGGCTGGACTTCACCGCCACCATCCGCGGCCGCAAGGTCTACAACCCGCAGGCCGACAGCACCATGCCAGGCGGCTCGGGCTCGCAGCGGCTGAACGACCCCAGCACCTGGGCCTACAGCAACCTGCCGGCGCTGGCGCTGGCCGACTGGCTGAGCAACAGCCTCTACGGCTGCGGCCGCACCGTGGACTGGGCCAGCGTCAAGACGGCGGCCGACGCCAACGAGGCGTTCGTCGGCGCGTCGTCGCAGCGCCGCCGCCTGATGGGCCTGGCCTTCGTGCAGCCGACCGGCGCGCTCGAAATGCTCGAAGCCCTGCGCGCCTACGCCGGCTGCTGGGTCGTGCCCAGCGGCAACGGCATGCGCCTGATCCCTGACGCCGCGGGCTCGTCAGTGGCCACCTACAGCCACGCCAGCGGCCACATCGCCAGCCTGGAGCCGCTGGCGCTGCGCGACATGGCCAACAGCCCGACCGCCGTCGAGGTGCTGTGGACCGACACCAGCATCATCCCGTGGCGCGAGCGCAGCGCGCTTGTGAGCCTGACCGGCGCCGGCAGCACGCGGCCGTGGCGGCTGAGTTCCGTCAAGCTGCCCGGCATCCAGCGCAACGCGCAGGCCCGGCGCGAGGCCACCGAGCGGCTGAACAAGCTGACGCTCACCGATCGCACGACCAGCATCGAAGTCTTCGACCAGGGGATCGCGCACGACATCGGCGACATCATCACCGTCAACCACCCGTTGGGCCTGACAAGCGCCAAGTTCCGCGTCACGGGCATCGAGATGCCCAGCGCCGGCCGCTGGCGCCTGGGCCTCACCGAGTACGACGCTGCGGTCTACTCCGACGACCTGGCCGTCGACCCCACTACGGTCGACCCGCCGAACACCGCGCCTGACACCACCGAGGAAACGCTCACCAGCGCCACGGTCACCGTGCCAGCCAACAGTGCCGGCGTCGTCACGTCGTGGGCCGGCACCGGCACGCAGATCCGCGTCACCGAGGGCAACCGCCCGCTCACCTTCCACGGCACGACGCTGGCCAACGGGCGTTTTACGGTCGGCACGCCCACCGTCTCGCCAGCCGGCTACCTGGTCGTCGGCGCGCGCAGCGGCAGCGGCTCCAAGCGCTGCGTCGTGGCTGACCACGCCGCAGGCGCATCGCACCCCGGCACCCCGGCGGCCACGCTGGTGACCGTCACCTACCCGCTGACCATCCGCGACTCTGCCGGCACCGAAACGACCGTCAGCCTCACGCAGACGCTGCAGATCGTCAACGCGCAGCCCTCGGCCGGCGGCGGCGGCGGCGGCTCCAACAAGGTCACCAAGACCGCCGTCTCGCTCGGCACCCAGGCGGCCAACCAGTCGGCCTTCGCCTGGACGGCTGTCTCCACCGTCTGCACCCGCGGCCTGCTGAGCCGGCTGCACATCACCGCCACCGATTCGGGCGTCTTCGACGTGCAACTCCGCGACGCCGCGGCCGGCGGCGGCAACCTCTGGCTCGAAGCCATTGACGTCAACGGCCCGGCCTTTGACCTCACGGCGCCGGTCTACATCGAGGGTGCCGCCGGCACCGTCTACGTCGGCATCCGCAACCGCGCCAGCAGCTCGCGCACCTTCACCCTGGCCACCCTCCGCGTGGAGGCGTTCGCATGACCACCTACGTCCAGCTCTACAGCCTGCACGGCGCGCAGCCCGCGCCGCTGCCGGCCGACCTTCCGCCCGACGCCGATCTCGCCGCGCTGGGCTACGTCATCGCCGCGCCGCGGCCCGGCGTCGCCGAGGGCGAACAGGCCCACTGGAACGGCCGCTACTGGGTGGCGCGCCCCATCGCGCAGGAGGCCCAGCCGTGACCTACAAGACCGGCAGCATCACCAGCGCCACGCCCGCCAAGGCGCTGTTCGACTTGCTCGACCCCGACATCACCGGCGTGGGCTACGTGCGCGTGGAGACGGGCCACACGGCCGGCGGCGTGACGTGGAACGTCTACCGCAGCCCGGCGGCCAGCAACTTCTTCGGCAGCGACTGGTACTTCGCCCTGGGCTACGACACGACCGGGCAGACGACGCTCTACTCGTGCGTCATGGAAGACTGGGACGCCACCAACAAGCTCGCCATCCGCTTCGCGCCCAACACCGCAAGCCTGGTTCCCGGCGCGGGCTACATCAACCCCCAGGCCAACGCCGCGCTGCCGGCCGGGTTCACCCTGTCGCATGCACTGCCGACGACGGCGTTCACCTACGCCTACAGCACGCTGATCGACCGCCTGGCCATTGGCGTGTGGACAGCCTCGGCGGGCCGCATGGGCTGGTATGTCGGCCTCTACGACAGCTTCTACTCCACTACGGACGACCCCTTCCCACTGTGCTTGTGCCTGATCGGGCAAGAAGCCAACTCACAAGTCACGACCCGCGGCGCATCCACGCGCGAGCCCATGACCACCCTGGCAACGCCATTCAACTTCTACGTCACACAGGGAGCATCGACTGGAGCCAGCTCCTGGTCGCAGTCAGCCATCAACAACGTCTACCAGGGAAACCGCCCCTGGGTGTCGCGCGTGATGCTCGGCGGCCGCGGCGGCTGGCGCGACGGCGTCGGCGATGTGCGCGCGCCACGTGGCCTGTTCCGTGACCTGTTCATCTGCAGCGCCAACGTGGGCACCAACGGGGATCGCATCACCTGGTCTGCCAACGGCCAGAGCTTTGCCGGCGTCGTGTACCAGACGACGGGCACCGGTTCAGGCGCGCGTATTGTCCTGATCCCCGAGTACTGACCCATGGCGACCTACGACGGCCACTTTCCGACGCTGCGCGACGACGGCACCACTGACGCGGATACCGGGATCGCCGCCGCGCGCTGGGACGACCGGCTCGCCACCTTCCACCGGCGCGACATCGAAATCGCCGCCCAGTACGCCCTCGTCGGCCCGGCCAACGTGCGGCTGCCCGTCGTGCCCCGGCAGACCCGCTTCCCGAGGACGCCCTGACCATGAGCCTGCCGCCAATAGACGACGTCGCCGCGCTGCACGACCGCATGGACGCCGCCGAGCGGCAGCACGAGGTCTGGGCCACGCACCACCACATGCTGGCCACGCAGATCGCCGAGCTGACGGTCGGGATCCGCGCCATGGCCGAAAAGAACGCCGAGATGCAGCAGTCGCTGCTCGACATGGAGCGCCGCATCCCCGAGCTGATGGCCGCCGGCATCGTCGCCGCCGTCGGCAACCCGGCCACCTGGCAGGCTGGCCGCGAGGCAATGAAGCGCCAGGCGCGCGACGCTGCCGGCGGCTGGCTGCTGGGTGGCCTGCGCTTCGTCGCAGACAAGCTCATGTGGGCCGGCGTCGCGCTGCTGGCGGTCTACATGCTCGGCGGCTGGCCCGCCATTGCCGCGGCCCTCAAGGTCAAAGGAACCACGCCATGAAGCTCATCGACAACATCCGCCAGGCCCCCCGCATGTGGAGCGTGCAGCTCGCCTCGCTGCTCGTCGCCTGGAGCGCGCTGCCGCTCGACATGCAGGCCGCGCTGGTGCAGGCCGTCGGCATCCCGCAGGAGCGCGTGGCTGCGGTGCTTGGCCTGCTGGTCATCCTCGCGCGCCTCGTCCAGCAGCCTGCGCTGCAGAAGCCGCAGGAGCCGCAGCCGTGAGCCTCCTGATCACGGTGCAGCGGCTCATCGCCGCAGGCGTGCCGCCCACGCAGGCCCGCCAGTTCGCCGAGTCGCTGGCCGCCGCGTGCGCGCGCTTCGACATCACCACCCCGGCGCGCGTCGCCGGTTTCGTCGCGCAGTGCCGGGTCGAGAGCGCAGACTTCACGCGGCTCGAGGAAAACCTGCACTACACCACGCCCGAGCGCATCCGCTCCGTCTTCCCGTCGCGCGTGCCCAGCCTGGCCGACGCCGCGCGCCTGGTGCGCAACCCGCAGGCCCTGGCGAACCGCGTCTACCAATCGCGCCTGGGCAACGGCCCCGAGGCCAGCGGCGACGGCTGGCGCTACCGCGGCCGCGGCATCGTGCAGCTCACCGGCCGAGCGAACTACGCCGACGCCGCCGAGGCGCTCGCGCGGCCCTACGTCGAGCAGCCCGAGCTCGTCGCCCTGCCGGCCGATGCCTGCCTGACCGCCGCCTGGTACTGGCACTCGCGCAAGCTGTCCATCCTGGCCGACTCGGCGCAGTGGGACGCCATCACCCGCGCCGTCAACGGCCCCGCCATGCTGCACGCCGACTTGCGGCGGCAGCACGCCGAGCAGGCCCTTACCGCCTTCGCCTGACTGAGGCCACCATGCCCGCCACCAACTACGACATCATCATCGAGCAGGGCGCCACCTTCACGCTGCAGCTCGTCTACAAGACCTCGGCCGGCGTCGCGGTGGACCTGACTGGCTACAGCGCCCGCATGCAGGTGCGTGAAAGCTACCCTGCAGCCAGCCCGCTGCTGTCGTTCACCTCCGCAGCGGGCGGCGGCATCACGCTGGGCGGCGCGGCCGGCACCATCCTGATCGAGGCCAGCGACGAAACCACCGCGGCGATCAACACGCGCCAGACCATCTGGGGCGTCTACGACCTCGAGCTCGTGCCCACAGACGGCAAGGCCCTGCGCCTGCTCGAAGGCGCCGCGCAGATCCGCCCGGAGGCCACGCGATGAGCAACGTCGTCGAGGTCATCCAGCAGCCGGCACCCATCGTCCAGGTCGTGCAGCAGCCGGCCATGGTCG